GACGTAAATAGCATAGTTGGCTGAGTAGCCGATTCTGCCGGTGATGCGGCTGCCCCTGGCTACGACTTCGCGATACTGGGAATTTATCAGTGTGCTGGTGTCGATCGGAGTATAGAGAGCCGCGACTATCGAACCTTCATGTAATGCCGCATGAATGGCGCGAACGGCCCGCCGCCCGGCCACATCGTTTATCATCCGGTGAATGTTGCGCCTGACCTTATTCATTCCCCTGGCTTTGATGCCCATTACTCACCTCTCACATTGTCGGGTACGCACTTAAAAGTGCGAGGTTTCGCTGCGTACCTCACTGCGTACCTTCATCCTGCGCACCAGCGACCACTATGCGCTTTTCAGCCAGCCAGCGACGGAATCCCTCCAGTTGCCTCGCCTTTCCTTCTGGCGTCTTTGCGCCGGTGCTCTTACCGCCGTGTAATTTGCAGCGCCCAGAGGAGTAAAGCGCTGTCATTTTGCAGGGGGTGCCTTTTCTGGTTATCGCGCCGCACGTCAGATCCCGGCAGGCATCCGGGAACGGCATCAGCTCATCTAAATCTTCAGCCCATGCCCGGTACAGCTTCCGCTTCTCATCGTCAGTCATTAAAGCGCCTCTCGATGTCAACTTTTGTCACCCTCTCATGGGGTAAGCTGGTGGACGCGCCACCAGCTGATGCCGTTTAGCCAATCCTATTGGTAGTAGTGAAAGTATGCTTTAACGCCTTCGAAGCATGACCGGTTCCCTGTGCTAAATCCCCCACCACCATCTGGTATCCCTGCTTGGCTCCATCCTTCGCTGCCTGCTTGATTAACTGAAGAGTCTTCTCATCAGGGTTACCATTCACCTGTATGGTCTGATGAATAACCTGTCCACCACCTCCGTTCCCGATATCGCGGTTACTGATGACGCGACCGTTATCGCCGGGGATCATGTACTGGCTGCCATTGCTGGCTTTGAAAATCTCAGGTTTGCCACCTTCGCCCACGCGGTACATAGCGTTAGGCGAAACCGGGCCACCGTGTTCGCGGGCACCGGCAACGGCCATTATCTTCGTTCCTGCCATTGCCATGGTATATCCAGCCATCCCAGCCGTTGCCGCGCCACCAGATGTTGCGATACTTGCCGCCATCGCTGCTGGTGACCACGCAGAGAGAAGCGTTGTAGCCGCCGCCGTGCCCGCCAGCGTTGATGCCGCCAGCGCCGCGGTTGCCGCCGCCTGATTTGCCGCTATTGCGCCGGTCTGCGCAGCCTGCCCCATCATTGCCGACATAACCCACTGCGTACCCATCTGCACAAGGCTGCTGACGACACCGTTGATTACTGATGTGCCGAGGTTCGCGAAGGCCTCGGACAGGCTCTGTGTTCCGCTCAGTAATCCGGTAATGGCGTTCGTTGCGCCGCTTTGCATTGACTCGAGGGAAACGGCCAGCAACTCGTTAGCCATGGTTTGATTGCGGAATATCTCCCACTGCGCGGCAATACGCGCCTGTTCGAACTGAGTATTTGCAGCATTCGCCAGCTCGAGGCCTCGCTGAGTTATCTGCCCCTTCTGGGTTTCAAACTGCTTAATAAGCTCAAGTTCCTGAGCATGCTGGTTTGCCAGCTGTTGAACAGGGTCTATTTCTCCCTTAGCGGCCTGTTGTGGAGAGACCACTTGCTGAGCGCGAATTTTGGCGAGGTTGTTCTGGTGTGTGGCTTCCAGCCGTTCGGCGGTCTCGCTGTATTGCTCCCGGCTAATCTTCTTGGCAGCTAACGCAGTATTCAGATCCTGCACGTCCTGCTTATAGCTGGCGTTTTCTTTCGCCTCCGGAAGAAGTTTCTCGGCGGCGGCCTGGGCTTTGAGTGCGTTGGCGGTGTCCCATGCAGCAGCCGCATCCTGCTCAACCTGAGCGATTTGCTGCGGAGTTGGATTAGTCAGCTTTTGGTGCGCTGCAAGAATAGTGCTTTCGCGAGAGAGATCAGCTGTGGATTCTGCTGATAGCTTTGCCTTCTGACTATATTCATCCAATACTTTTGCGTTACGCTCAGCTTGTGACGCTGCTTTTTTTGCCTCAGACGTCGCGGCCTTATCTTCTTTGTTCTGATCCTTCTTCGCTTGCGTGACACGCTCAGTTGCGACGTATGAATCCTGCAGTTTTTTAATGGCCAGCGGGTCTGTTACATTGGCGTCTTCAGCATCGTAAGCCGCCTGCTGCCTTGCTCTCGCTTCACCTTCAAGTTTGGATAAAGCAAGGCGGCGCTCAGCTTGTTTGATTAATTTCTCGCCGTCTTTGCCCCCCCAGTTTATCTTTAGCGCTTCCGAGTTGAATTTTTTGAGTTCTTGGGTTGTTTGTCCAAGTTTTTCAGCCAAAAACGCTTGGGTTCCGCCAAGGAAGGATGCCTTCTGCTCCGCTTCAGCGATAGCAATTGCGTTATCCCTCGCAGCTTTCATCTGGTCTACCAACCCTTGGTTGACCTGGATATTCATCAGGTGAAGAGCATCCTCTGTCTGCTGCAGAGTGGCCGTTGACCCGTTTAGGTCTCGGCGTTTTTTGGCTAACTCATTCGCTATCTCGGTTGCCCTAACGTAGTAACCATTATTTTCATCTTCGGCAGCACCTGATTGTCGAGATAACGTCATGTATTTAGCGTAATCAGCCTCCAGCCCAGAAATGCTTTCTCCCAGCGCATCAAGAGCTTTCTTTTGTGCCTTGATCGAACTGACGGTGTCGGCTCTTACGCCCTGAGCCTGCGCAAGGTTCATATCATTCAGGCGCTTGATTACTTCTGGAATAGTGTCAGCGAATGCGATTGCCTCTTTCCTCGCCTCTGCCTGTCGCTGAGCGTAGAGGTACCACCCAGCAGCCACGATAGCCACCACCCCAAGCGGGCCTCCTAACGGGGCTGTCGCTAGGGTTACAGCCTTCCATGCGTTAGCCATCGTGAAACCAGTCGCGGCCACCCGCGCCTGAGAGGCTGAAAGGGCATTATTTGCAAGTGCCGCCTCTGCTGACGTAGCGACATAAATTGCCCGTAACCGGATCACGTTATCAAGCGCAATGGCTTCAGCGGCGGATCCTTTTGCTACGTTGTACTCAGCAGTGGCGAGGTTTAGGGCGGATAGGGCTGCGCCCTTATCAGCCGCAGCCTTTCTCGCTGTGACCGCAGCAGCAGCGGCCTCTTGAATTGTTGCCTGTCGGGTGGCGGCAATTCCCGCAAGAGTTTCCTTCAGCCTCGAAGCCTGAGCCGCTGTCGCCATTGCTACAGCCCCAACGAACCGCCCGCCCATTATTGCTGCGACAGCGATCAGGCCTGCGCCCAAACTTTCGAGATTTTCGCTAATGGTTACAACAGAGTCCCGGAAACCGATGGCGAATGATTTAACCGTCGAATTTTCGCCAAAGAATTTCGTTACGTTATTACCGGCAACCTGCAGCCCCTTGGCAATTGATACTGTGGTGTTGGCAAACTCTTTACCGATCGCATCACCCTGCGACAGGAGCCCATTAACCACAACATCCGTGGTTAATTTTCCTTCTGCTGCCATCGCGCGTAACTGACCTATGGACACACCCATTGAATCTGCGAGGGCCACCATTAATCGGCTGCCCTGCTCAGAAATTGAGTTGAACTCTTCACCGCGCAGAACGCCGGAAGCTATGCCCTGTGAGAGCTGGATGATGGCGTTCTCAGCCTCCTGCGCTGTAGCACCAGATACCGCAAACCCCTGGTTAATAATCGTGGTTAATTTGACGAGATCGGCTGCGCTGGTGTTATAGAGGCGAGTACCGCGCTCAAGTCGTGAATAAAGAGTGGCGGTACCATTAAGAGAGGACTGAGTCGCTTGCGACACATCAAATATGCGCTGCATGACCTCCGCTTGTGTTTCGCCCTGCTTAACCGAGTTGGCGACCTTGTTATTCAGCTCAGTCCAGGCATCAGCGTAAGCACCAACCTGCTGAACCGACAGCGCCGCGAGCAAGCCCTTGGCAACTCCACTCAGGCTGGACATTGTCCGCTCCATGGACCCGATAGAGCGCTCAGTGCGGGTGACACTGGCCTCAAGGCGGCCCATGCTGCCATTCAATCCATTTAATGCGGCATCAACTTCGCGTCGCGCATCCAGCAGCCTGCGGGTATCCATATCCACTTCATACACGATCTT